CCGGCCGCATGTAGCCCTCGGCCTGCGTGAAGGTGCAGGTCCAAGCGCGGCCGCCTTTGGCGACGCAGCCGTCGCACGGATTGACCGTGACCGGCTTGCCCCAGCCGCGGATGACCAGCTCGGACTCGCCACCGCAGAGCAGCGGGCAGTCGATCGCGTAGGTGCTGGACTCGGACATTGGGCCTCCTCGGCCTCGGAGTTCGAGTGGATCTCGAACTGATACCTGAAGACTACTCAACAGCCTGCTGACTTGTCAACACGGTCTGTTATGACCTACACCACAGCGCCGACCCGGCGCCACAATCCTCCCCTGCCAAACGGCCGGGGCCGCTTCCGAAATGGGAGATAACGCAATGTCCGACACCACAACCACCGAGGGCGCTGAAACGGCAACCGAGGCCAGCACCACCACCGACGCCCCCGCCTTCGAGCAGTACCCCGCCGACCACCCCCTGGTTAAGGCACTGGCCGCGCAGAAGGCGCAAATGAAGGATCTGAAAGCCAAAGCGAACCGCCTCGACGAGATCGAGGAGGCGCAGAAGTCCGAGGCCGAGAAAGTCGCCGACCGTCTGGCGAAAGCCGACGCCGAGGTGGCCTCAGTTCCGTCGAAGGTGTGCGACATCATCAAGCCGATTCTGATCACCACGCTCGGCCTCGACCCGGAGAAAGACGGCCAGTTCCTGACCGCCACCGACCCGGATCTGTTGGTGGAGCAGGCTTCTCGGCTGGCTGAACTGTCGGGCCGGCGCAAAAACGTTGTGCCCCGCGAGGGGCGCAGCCCCTCCCCCGGGCCGTCTGACCCGTCACGCGATTTCCTGCGTGCCATCAACGGCCAGGGATAAATTCCCCGCAACTAGGAGTAAAACATCATGGCTGCTTTGCAAAGCACCGACCTGTTTCTGCCCACCAACATCGCTAACGGCATCGTCGAGAAGACGAAAACCGCAAGCACCGTCGCCGCGTTGAGCGGCCAGGAGCCCATGCGGTTCGGCAACACGAATATCATCACTTTCGATGAGGATCTGTCGGCCGAGTTCGTCGAGGAGTCCGAGCACAAGTCCTCCGACACCGCGAAGCCCAGCTTCGTCACCGCGGTGCCCCACAAGGCTGTTGTCCAGATGCGTACCAGCGACGAGTTCCGTTGGGCCGACGAGGATTACCAGCTCGGGATCCTCGCCAAGTATCAGGAGAAGTGCGCCCGGGCGGTGGCCCGCGCACTGGATCTCGGCCTGTACTACCGGCTGAACCCGCGCACCGGCACCGAGATCGCCTCGTGGACGAACTACCTGAACCTGACCGACAAGCGTGTCCCGGCGGGCGGCCTGCCCGACATGGACTTCGAGGAGGCCGCCGGCCTCGTCATCGCCGACGGCTACGCCGTCAACGGTGTCGCCTTCGACCCGTCCTACGCCTGGACACTGTCGACCGCCCGTTACAACGACGGCCGCAAGAAGTACCCGGATCTCGGTCTGGGAGCGGGGATCTCGTCGTTCGAGGGAGTCAACTCAGCCACCTCGAGCACCGTGTCCGGCAAAGCCAAGGACGGCGCCGCCACCGACAACGGTGTCAAGGCCATCCTGGGCGACTTCCAGGGCGGAATCCGCTGGGGCATTCAAAAAAGTTTCCCCTTCCGCATGCTGGAGTTCGGCGACCCGGACAACGCCGGCCGCGACCTCGCCGGGCACAACGAGCTGCTGTTCAGAACCGAAATCGTTTACGGTTGGTATGTTTTCGAGGATCGTTTCTCGGTCATCGAGGGCACCCCGGTCACCCCGGATCCGGTGAAGGCCGAGCCCGCCCCGAAGGCTGCGGCTAAGTAGCAACCGTTTGAGTGGCGGCCCGGGCGATCCTCGGGCCGCCACTCTGCGGGACACATCATGCCTGCTGTCAGCATCACCCCCGACGATCTGAAGCCCTACCGGCCCGACATCCCACCGGACCAGGCCCAGGCGATGATCGACGACGCGATGGCGTATGCCGCGTTTATCGCGCCGTGCATTCTGGACCCCCGGTTTGAGTACGAGGCGGCCGCCGAGGCGATCATCAAACAGGCGATCGTCCGCTGGTATGACGCCGGCACCGGGTCGATCACCTCGCAGACCGCCGGGCCGTTCGCAGTCCAGATCGACACCACCGTCCGCCGAAACGGTTTCTTCACCGACAAGGAAGAAGACCAACTTAAGGCGATGTGCTCGAACGGCGCGAGCAGCGGCGGCGGGGCCTGGAACTACGACACCCTGCCCCCGGCGGGCCAGCAGCACGCCGAAATCTGCTGCCGCACATTCAACGAGCCGCACTGTTCCTGCGGGGCGAACCTGACCCGCACCGGCCTACCGCTGTGGGACGGCTACGCCTCGTGAGTGTGTTCCCCCTGCCGTTCAACTGCCAGCACGAGGCGTACACCGCGGGCGATGTCGACAACCACGGCAACATCACCGAGGGCTGGGCCGACCCGGCCGAGGTGTCCTGCGCGTGGTGGCCGGTGTCTTCCGAGGAGCCGCCGGCACCGCCGACAGGTTCCGAGCGGGTGGTCGCCGAGCTGGCCCTCGTGGTGGACGTAACGCTGGCCGTTGACCACCGGGACCGTTTCACCGTTCTCGGGCAGCGGTACGAGGTTGTTGGGTTGCCCAAGGATTACAACTATGGGCTGTTTGGTTTCTCCCCTAATCGGCAGATCGTCGAGTTGAGGATGGTGCGCTGATGATGTTCGAGCGCAACGATGCCGGGTTCAATGCGTTACGCAAGGCAGCCGAGTTCGACAGTTGGGCCAAACGCGAAGCCGAGGCTATCGCGGCGGCCGCCAACGCCATCCCCTCGACCACCGACCCGGCGACCGACGAGCCTTACTATGAGGTGTTCGAGGCCGGCGACGGATCCCGCGCCCGCTACCGGGTGGCTACCGCCAGTCTGCGGGCGCAGCGCCACGAGATGCGAACCCAGGCGTTACAGAGGGCGCTGTCCAGTGGCGGTTGAGTCGAACCTGCTGATTTTTCCCGATATGGATCGGGTGGCCCGCAAGTATTTGCTTGCTGGGCTGGCCGGCCAGGGGATCACCGGGATCCCGGTCGCCACCCGCATCCCGAGCCCTATGCCCGACTGGTTTATCCGGTGCTTCGCGCTGCCCGGCGCCGAGGTGTGCCCGAGAACCCAGTGGGTGCAGGTCATCGTCATGGTGTACGGCACTGATGACGAGTACACCTCGACGCTTGCGCGGACGTGCGCGGCGGTGATGAGAGCGGCCCCCGAAATGGAGGTCGACGTTTTCGACAGCGGCGAAAAGCTGCAACTTGTATCCGAGCCGATCGAGAAGAACGGCCCGTTTCCCAGCAGCGACCCCGACATCCCCGACCGTTCCCTGTTCCAGGTGAACATCGTTTGGACTGTCCAGTCGCAACTGTATCTGCCCTAATCACAACAGTTTCCATAGGAGGAAACCCCCATGACTGCACCCGCAGCACCTACCGCCCACACCCTGTCGAAGAACACGTTCGTCGGTAAGCCCTCGGTCACCGGCGGCATCTACCTCGTGCCGCAGACGGTCGCCCTGCCCACCGACGCCCTGTCGGATCGCCCCACCGAGTGCATCCGCCTCGGCGGCGTGTCGGAGGACGGCTACACGTACATGTCCGAGCGCACGGTGGAGAAGCGCAAGGACTGGAACGGCCAGGTTGTCCGCAGCTTGCAGACCTCGATGGACGACATGTTCGAAATCACGTTCATCGAATTTTTGAACCCGGAGCTGCTGGCCGCCCTGTACGGCACCGACAACGTGACCGTCACCCCGGCCGACACCACCAACGGCACCCAGATCGCTGTCAGGCACAGCGTGGAGATGCCCGAGCACGGCGCCTACATCATCGACACCGTCGACGGTAAGACCAAGCGCCGCCGCTGCATTCCCGACGCGCAGCTCGAGACCCTCGACCCGATCGTCGAGAAGCCGGGCGAGTGGTCCGTGTACAAGGCGAAGTACTCGATCTTCCCCGACAGCCAGGGCTACACGTCCTACGTCTACACCGTGCTGAACGATGCGACCGGCACCGTCCCGCTGAAGGTCGACACCGCGACGGTCGACCCGGCCGTCGCGGACGCGAAAGCCGAAGCCAACAAGGCGGCCGCCCAGGAGGCGGCCGACGCGAAGGCCAGCACCAAGTAACACGGTCAACCCTCCCGCGCCGCCTTACCACCTTTGGCGCGGCGCGGGAGGGTCACCCGTCCCGCGCCAAAGGTGGAGCCAAAGGTGAGTTATGCCCAAAGATAAGCCCGACACCGAGATCCAGCCCGCCCCGCCCGCCGAGCAGCCCGCCGCCGAGCCGGCCCCCGCCCCGCCCCCGCCGGCGCCGAAGCCGAAGCCTGGGGCCGCTGACTACGACTGGGCGGCCGATTACGGCACCGACAACCTGTACCTGCACACGTTTCCCAG